CCTGTTACTGTGGGGATTCTACGCTGGTGCATTTCGTTTTTCACACGTTCCACAAACTGCATGGCCAAGTGTGACGGCATGTTGCCCACGTCAATTTTAAAAATTCTACGCTCCGGAGCACGTTGCACACGATAGATCAAGATTGAGTCTTCTAGCAATTGCTTTTGTTTGAACACCATGTAGATGTTTTCTAGTATGCTTTTGCCAAATGGCCAGAATGTGTCTAGGCCTTCGTTTAGGCTCATATGCACCACATGCTTGGCGTCTAAGCAAACTTCGTTCATGGCTGTCATGAAACGACTGTTGCCCACGCCACCACCTGTGCCGCCGTTGGGCATGGTGTAGTTAGAGCTGCCAGAAATTGATCCAGTAACTGGGTTGGTCATGTAGTCTGTGGTGGTTTTTGCTGCCACAGTCATATTTTGGAAGTTGGGATTGATATCACGAATCACATATTGTTCAGGACGTTTGCCTTCTGACTCATTCACAATCACACGGGCCAACTTGCTCATGTCTACCCACATCATTTCAAATGTTTCTGGATCACGCACAAAGATTTGATCGCCATACTTGATGGTGTTGCGGAACAGTTTGAATATGCGCTGGTCCAGTTTGTTTAGCTTGACCCACTGCTTCATCTGCTTGCGGATGATTTCAATTTCGTGATCAGTGGGCTTGTCTTGATAGTCAATGTCAAACGGCGTGCCGTTTTGTTCGTTTAATTGTGTGGAGAACTCTGCAATAATGTCCAAACAGGCGTTGATTTCCGAGTCCATGTCCATGTTCTCATACTGGTTGTAACGCTCAATTCTGTTGGGGTGGCCAGAGTAAACTTCAGGCAGTCTACTGGCATAGTTGCGAAATCCAAACTCATTAGTATTGCCCATTCCGCCATCGTTCTTGCCGTATCCCGGAAACCCAAACTGGTTGGTGCCCGAAATTGGACTCATTACTCCAGACGTGTCTGCTACTTTGAAATATTTTTTCCAGCCGGGTTTGTTTTGTTCTGCCATGGTTGTTTATTTACCGTTAGTTCTGTGCATATGACAGCATCTTGGCGCTTGAGTCACTGGTGGCTTTGCTGATTCTAGCAATTTCAGACAGTGTGCTATGGCTGCGTTCCATCACAGCATTGAGATTGTTCAATGCACCCATTAGGTCATTCATTGGTGTAATACTAGCTGGACCAGATATCAATTCTGGTTTGCCGCCTTCGCCTGCAATGCCCACTTTGCCTGCACCCAGCATTCCACCTTCTTCAAACCCGGGAATTTGTGCATGGAAATGCCCTGCTGTGGATTTTGAACTGGGATTGTTGTATTCATCAATGGCCAAACTGGCGCCTAGGCCTTTGAGCCAATCAGTGATGGCCTTGCCTTCTTCCTTGCTAGGTGGTTGCGCCACAGTAAAGTCTAGTGCTAGGCCTTTGGCATGTTGACTGCTGGGTGCTTTTTCCTGATGGTACTTGTCATTGAACGCACTGAAATAATTAAATCCTGGTATGCCGCCTTGAATCTGACGAGCCAGTTCAATCAATCTAGGACTAATGCCTGCACCTTCAGCTTGCACATCGCCAGTTTTGATGTTCAATCCCATCTTAGACAAGTCGTCTTGCTTGGTAGTTTGCAGTCCTTGCCCGCCACCCATGCCTGCAATCCCAGGCATGCTGGGTAATTTCAGACCGCTACCGCCGCCACCTTGTTGCCCACCACTAGATCCTTCGGTAAGTTGATAGTTTATTGCTTCCAGTTGATCTTTTTCAAACTTGGTTTTGGTCTCAATGAATCCTTTGTAAAAAATACTGTAGTCTTGAGCACGTTTGAGATCTATTTTGGTAATACTGTCTAGTTCTTTACTGCTAACAACAATGTCGTTGATAGACTTGTTAATTTTAGCAGTTTGAGTTTTCTGTTCTTCACTGTGATCTTTTGCGCGGTCAGCATCAATGTCTGAAATTTTTTGTCTTGATTTGATATCCAAAACAATTTGATCAACAATTTTTTCAATTGCGGCGCTTTGTTTCAGTGCTGCTCCGCTGGTTCCTTGCAGCTGACCAGTGGGTACAATGTCGCCGGCCAGGCTTGGAACAAACAATTCTGGGCCTTCTTCGCCTACTAGATAAGGTGTTTTAGCTGAAACTGGGCCACCAGCAGCTTTGGGTTGCACCGGAATACCTTCTTTTTGTTTTGCTAAAAAGGCTTTATCTCTTTCACTTATTTCTACTTCTGCTTCATTTTTTCTGCCAAACATAGCTGCAAGTTGTTGCATACCACTTTTGTCTTGTGCTGATGCATCCGCAGCTCTACCTAATCCTCCACCTCCAAAATATCCAACGGCACCACCAAGAGCTGCACCCACTGCTGCACCCACTGTTGTACCAATAACAGGCACAACAGATCCCAAGAGTGCTCCGCCAGCAGCTCCAGCTTTCATGCCAAGATAGGCTCCGCCAATTTCGCCTGCAGTTTCCGTCAATCCAGCTTTGCCAGCAGCTTTAACTTTAGCATCTGTGCCGTCGGCATTCATTACATCAAGAACTCCGCCAGAAAATTTTGTTATAAATTTAGATAGGCTTTCAATTGCTCTTACCAATGCTGGCAGCACATGGTCTTTCATCAACTCGCCCATTTTTGTTACCATAGGGCCTAATGCTTCAAACAATTTTTTAAATGCTGGAGATAAGTCATCCATTATATCTGCTGCAAGTTTGCCAGTGGCTTCTACTAATTTTCTATTTGCTTCAGCAGCGGCAGCAGTTTTTTCAACGTATGCAGGCATCAACTTGTTGAGTTCTCCCTGCAACATCAATTGAGTTTCTCTAGTTGCATTTTCAGCCTGTGCCATTGTCGTGGTTGTTTTGTCACGCTTTTCTGCATCCTTGACTGCCTGCTCGTAATTTGCATTGAGATCATTTTGCGCAGCCTGTTGCATTTTCATGCCCATTTGATAACTGCCAAAAGTTTGCCCAAAGTTGCCCATCAAGGCTTGACCTTCAAACTGTTGCGTAACTTCTCCAATCGCCGTGGCGTGTTCTTGAGCTGCCGCTACAGCATCCCGTTGAGATTTAATCTGCCCAGTCATAAACCGGTTGGCTATTTCTACATTTTTGCCTCCGCTGATCATGAATGCTTGTTGAGCATCTTCGCTTGAGCCAATGAATCCTGAAAGACTATCTGCAAATTGACGACCAGCTTTGGGGTCAATAGCATACATCATAGCATGATAGTTCTTGGCTGCATCTGCGGCGTCTTTGCCTTGTTCGCGCTGTATCTTTGAAATGGCTGCTGCAAACTGCTCACGACTCATGGCTTCGTCTAGAGCTTTTTGTTGTTCTTGACGGTTCATGCCAGTAATGCGAGTGAGTTCATCAGTTTCTTTGATGTACTTCATCACAGCAGTACTGCTGGTATCCATCTGTGTTTTGGTACCCATGGTCAACAAGCGTTGTTGCTTGATATAACCCATTGTGGCTTCAGACTGAGCAGTTCTGTCCAGGCCCATCAGCTCCAACTGAACACGCTGTTCTCTAGTCAACGACCCCATGGTATCCTCAAAGGCCTTGCGACCTTTGAGAACTGAACCTCCAAACAATGCTAAATCTTTGGAATTTTCATTTACAAGTTTGAGATACTCACCAAATTTTTCTGTTCCTAATCCAACTTTTTGCAAGCCGTCAAAAACATCCTGCATGCCACCAGCACCAGTGGCACCAATTTTAGCCATGTCTTGATAGGCTTTAAAAACTTGATCAGTATGTCTTGCTACTTCAGCACCGGCTTCTAGTAGTTTACCGGTTAGCAATCCTAGGCCAGCAACTAACGCTTTGACTACTGGTCCACCAGGAACCAGAATTGCCAAAAATGCACCTGCATATTTGGCAGCTTCGGCCATTTTTTCTATACTGGCAGCAGCAGCCTGGTTGGCACTGGCACCTTTGTAAACTTCTTTGTTGTAGGTAACAAATGCATCAACCACTGCGCCGGTCGCGCCGGTCGCAGCGTCCATTTTGGATTTGAATCGAGAGGCAGCTTCGCTTGCTCCTTTTTCTTCTTGCGCAAGTCTTTTAGTTTCAGCAGACGCAGCAGCAGCGGCCTCAGACTGAAATCTTGTGAAATCAGTAAGTTCACGAGTGGCATCGGCAAGTCGTCTTAATTCTTCTTCGGTCATGGTTTATTACCTATAAGTAGAAGTATATTTATAGGTAAAAAAATGACCCAATCTTTGAATCCGCTACGAGCGTTTTTCCGTCAACCTGCCATTTACGTTCGCTTGCCCAGTGATGGACAATTTTGGCCGCCAGGCAGCATAGACATGCCAGTCAATCGAGAACTGCCAATTCTGCCCATGACTGCCATGGACGAAATTACCTATCGCACTCCTGATGCACTGTTCAACGGAGCAGCCATTGTGAGTGTGGTACAAAGTTGCATACCCAGCATTAAAAATGCCTGGCACATGCCCAACTGCGATCTCAACACTATTCTTACAGCTATTCGTATTGCCAGTTATGGACCAATGATGGCAGTTGACACAACTTGTGAAAATTGTTCCACAGAAAATAATTTTGAACTTGATCTAAAAAATCTATTAGATACGTTGGATACACCAGACTTTTCAGAATGTGTCAAGCACGGTGATCTTGAAATTTACTTCCAGTCTGTTGCGTACGAAAAGCAAACAGAAATTAACCTGTTGCAATTTGAACAACAACGTGTGCTGGCACAGTTGCCAAATTCTGGGTTGACTGAAGAACAAAAAACCAAAATGTTAAACGATGCTATTCAACAGATTACCAAGATCACAGTGAAAGCCATCAGAAGTAGCATTGTTGGTATCAAGACCCCGCAAGCTCTAGTGTCTGAACCAGATTTTATTGAAGATTTTTTAATGAATTGTGACCGTCAACTTTACGGTGAGATTAGAGATCATGCAATTAAAATTCGTACCTATGACGAGTTTAAGCCAATAAAAATGACCTGTTCCAATTGCGAACATGAATACGAACAAAACTTTACTTTGGATACAGCAAATTTTTTCGGCGCCGCCTCCTAACCGCAAGCGCAGAACAAATCAATGAGATGATTGAGGGCATGGAAAAGGAGGCCAATTCAATTCGAGAAGAAGGATTCAAATTGGCCTGGCACATGCGTGGCGGCATCACTTACGAACAAGTATTACAACTCAGCAGCAACGAACGTGCAATGATTGCTGCATTGGCCAAAGAAAATATTGAAACTACCAAGAAAACAAACTTGCCGTTCTTCTAATGGATATTGAAACAGTCACTCAAGATATAGAAAACTGGATTGTGAACTTTGTAGAAGTTCCGCATCCTGCTCTTGGCGGCTGGGCACCGTGTCCATACGCACGCTCAGCACGCATGAAGAAAAGTTACGATGTGCGAATAGGCGTAGATCCCTACTTTGATTTGAAGAATCAAGCACGTTGGGGCATGGGCGATCGTGAAGTCATAATCTATGTGTACAATCCTGTGGCTTGGCCATATGAAATATTCAGCGGCAGTTTAAAAAATGCCAATCACGAACATCTCCTAAAAGCAGATATTATTGCACTCGAAGATCATCCTACAGATCAAGAAATAGTTAACGGTGTGTGCATGAACCAAGGCAAATATGCTCTAGCTCTAGTGCAAAGTCTTAGCGATCTAAACACCAAAGCAACAGTTATGGCTGAAAAAGGATTCTATCACAACTGGCCAGAAGAGTATCTTACTGGGTTATTCCAACATCGCAAGGATCCAAGATGAGTTATCAGTTTGCCAGAATTGATCTAGCAAAAACAAACTATACACCAAGTGTAAAGTGGAAGTACTTGCGTGACCCTGATATCAAACAGTTGAATTCTATCTATAGAGACTACTGCAAATACAAACATTTTGCAAGTGTAATGCCTATATTTGACAGTCGATACACAGATCCAATGACTGATGTGATTGGATATTATGATCAAGATCGGCTGGTTGCATTTAGTCTAATCAAACGGTACAACGATCATAACGCACTGTGCGATCAATTTGCATGGAACTACAACAAGCCCAAGATGAGATTGGGCATTGAAACAATGAAAACAGAGTGTGCTATCTACAAGGAACGTGGATTCCAATACTTGTACCTTGAACAAGCACACTTATACAAATCCGACATGGCAGGATTTGAAATACTAGGACCACTGGAGTAAACTATGGCAGACTTATATACAATTTGGGCAGACAAAGAAGGCGACATCTCAGACCTTGATTGGGTTAACGGAATGAAAAGTTTCTTTGATCATTTGGTTTCAGAAGATCGAATGATGGACTACAGAATAACTCGTTGCAAGATGGGATTCCGTTCAATCGCAGACATGCCCGAATGGATGATCATCATGGAGTTTCGAGACATGGCGCAAATGGACTCAGCATTCAAACGAGTTGCACCACTCAAAGGCGAACTCGAAGACAAACACAAGTCATTCA